AATAAGTTTTGCGATACCCTAATCACAGATAAGGGGGTCAATTTCACAGAAATTAACTATTTAGTTTGAGCCTCTTGTTTCAGCACTGCTGCCATTTGAGGATCTTGTTCTGATAATAGCATTTGTTGAGTTATATTGCCCGTTTTCCAAGGGTTTGGCTGACCTCCTCCTGCGTTAGCAACTGGACTTGGTTTTGCTCCCATTCCAGCAGCAGAACTCGGTTTAAAATGATGTTCCCAACCACTACCAGGGTTTTTGAGACTCGTGAGATAGTTAGTAAGATTCTGTTCTACACCACCATTTAGTACAACCACTTCTCCGTTAGCGTTTCTTTGTAACTTATTTTGTAATAATGACAGAGTTTGTTCTGCGTTTATCGCTCCAACATTACTGATAGCTGCAAGTGCTGTTGTTTTTGTGGAAGCAACTTCATTAGAAGTTTTCATCTCTTCTAAACTTTGTTTTAAAGACATATTCTCTTGTTGCATCTCTTGATTAGTTCTGTTGGCCTCCTCCCAAAGAGTTTTCCATTGACCTTGATCTTCTAATTCCTGTTTACGTTGCTGATCTTTTTGCTTGTAAACATCATCAAGTTTTGTTTTGATGCCTTTAAATTTCTCTTGTGCTTCAGCAGCTTCTTTGCGAGCAGCAGCTACCTGTGCTTCATACTCGGCCTTTATAGCGTCAAGATTTGGTGCTTGTGGTTGAGAAGGAGTTTCAGCCACGGGCTGTTCAGGAGGATTCACGGAATCAGGCTGAATGACTTTTTCTTCAAGTGCCATTAATTATTCAGAAAGTGGATTAGTGGTTTTCTTTTTAGTAGGCTTTTTCTTAGTCGCCTTTGGTTCTGGAGCAGGACATACAACAGGAGCTTCGGGACCATTACCCATCTTTTCAGATGCAGTGGGTTCTACAAGTTCCCATTTGTATGTACCGTCAGGTTGAAGTACTTTATCTATGGATTTAGCCATAAAAATGTGTATATTTATCTACTATTGTAGCAGACTATTCAGATTTGACCTCATTTGCACTTGGTAATACCTCACCCTGTACCAAAATATCTCTAAACTCTTCTCTATCAATGACCTGTTGATCGAATAATGATGTTAAAGCTGTAATATCTTGGCCTATTAATCTCTCAATATCAAAATCTCTACTTATTTTTACCTCTGGTGGCTCTATTCCTACATATTCAGCAGAAAAATTAAAACATTTTTGTAGTTTTTGCTCTAGTTCCATAGAAACCATTGCGAGCATAGAGTTTGTATCCACACGATCTAGTCTGCGAGCATCTGCTGACTCAGCTACAAATTTCTGTTGTGATAATGTACTGATTCCGAGTGTTGCCATCTGCATCTGAAGTTCTTTTATCTCTGCTGATTGAGCATCAAAAGCACTGGAAGCTGGCTCTACATAGTAGATTTTGTTGCCAGGCTGTGTAGCCATTGCGTAGTTTACAGATATAGCAAGGTCTTTAGTTTGATCGTCATAACCTTCCATGACCAGTAACGGCTGTGAAGCAACGTGCAAACTATGAATCAAATCAGCTTGTCTTTGAAAATGTGCAAGGTTTAAGTATGCAATATCAAGTAAAGGTGGTTTACTTACTAAATTTTCAGTTTTTCCAGAATAAACAGTAACCAGAGGTATTTCACCAAGAGAAAAATTACCTGACTCTGCTAATTTATAATCCTCTCCAGTAGTTCCTGTACTAAATTCACCCATGTATGAATTGTCATCAACATCATACATTGCATCAATTTGATCTTTTTTACGAAATACTCTGTAACTACCAGGTTCTATAACTCTTACCTGTTCATAAACTTTTTCCCCAAAATCTCCATCTGGTAATACAGCTTTTTCTGAAATTCTTGCCTGTATAAGATTTCCGTAGTTTGATTCTCTATCTAATCTCCAACCTAAAAGATTTGTAGGATCTACTTCGATCCAGTAAGGTCTACGATTTTGTTGCCTTTCTTCAGCAAGACTTAATGCACCAGAAGGTGCAGGATAATCAACAAGAATATGACTTTGACCATAAGTAAGAGAACACATAAGTATTCTTCTTGCATATTCATCTAAATCAGAACCACAACCATCAACATCTGCCTTAAAAGTTTCAGTCCAGTATGGATCGCCTGTTAATGTTATTGGTTTTCTTAATACAAGACCTGTAGCTGCTCTTATCAGTCTTTGTGTAAAAGGAGAAAATACGGCACGATTTACTCTAGCCATGTATGCTGTGTAATCTTCTCTTGGTTCTAAGGGTAAAAATGCTTCGCTGTTTTCTCTCAGATACTCTGTTCCTTCAGTAACAGCTTTCATTATTTCCCAACCCTTCATCATGTCGAGGACAGCCCTCGTGCGAGTAAAAGGACTATCTATATCTCCGATAGTTGTGG